AACGACTAATGATGAGTTGTATGCACTACAGGAAGCATTGGAAGATGGGAATTCTGAGTTTGTGGCTTCTTCGTTTGATCTTTCTATTGCAAGTTATGACTCAGTTAGTTTTGATGTTTCTTCTGAAGAAACCGGGCCGATAAGTATAGCTTTTAATAGTAACGGAACTAAGATGTTTATTCTTGGGGTTGTCGGAGATGATGTAAACGAATACGCATTATCTACTGCATATAATCCTTCTACAGCATCTTTTACAACCAATTTTAGCGTTGCCTCCCAAGAAATTGCCGCAAGAGCATTAACATTTAATCCTGACGGAACTAAGATGTATATTGTTGGTAGTACAAATGATACGATTTATCAATATACTCTAACAACAGGTTTTGATTTATCTACAGCCTCATACGCTACAAAGTCGTTTTCTCAAAACGCAGACGTACCAGAAGGGTTACAGTTTAATGATGATGGAACTAAAATTTATGTCGCAGGGAGTAGTTTTATTTATGAATACGATTTGTCTACTGCGTATGACATTAGCACCGCTTCGTATAATTCAGTAAACTTTAATACAGGTAGCCAAACCACAAGTCCCGATGATTTAAGATTTAATAGCGATGGGACAAAGTTATTTGTATGTAGCGATACTAATTTTGTTTTTCGTTATGGTCTAACTACTGCGTATGATTTGTCTACAATATCATATGACTCAGTTAGTTTTGACGTAAGCAATGAATCTTCTGATACTAAAGGAATGGCATTTAACAATGACGGCACTAAAATGTATATTGTTGATTTGTCATCAAATTCTATATTCCAATACTCCACAGGAACAACTGGCAACCTTAACCGCATGAACTCCACCCAACTAGACGCAGTGACAGATCCTAATCACTACACATTAGGTGACACACTAGACCTAGGCATCATTCTCTACACAGACAGTGCCGGGTCTATTCCTGAGTCAGACGGTGTATCCATCAACTACGATGCTGAGGCACTGAACCAAGGGGCTGTTGTAGGCACTGACTACGACTTTGACTTCCCAAATAGTACAACAGTACGTGTAACATCTAACGCCGCACAAAACCTGAAGATACGGGTAGTGTAAGGAAAGGTATGAAAGATATGGCAACAGAAGGCACTAAGCAGGTAGTTGACGCAGTTAGTGTACTCACCGTAGTTGGAACCATAGGCGAATTGTTGCCTCCTTTGGCGGCCTTATTCACCCTTGTGTGGACAGCAATTAGGATATTTGAAACAAAGACAGTACAGAGGCTTCTAGGAAGGAAACCTCCTAGTGATCGCTGAGCTTGCTGCAGCCAATGCCGCCTTTGGTGTCATCAAAGAAGCCATAGCAAACGGTAAGCAACTCTATGAAGCGGGTGATGCACTCGCAGACTACTTTGGCCTTAAGGCTGAAATACAGAAGAAGGCACATGAACATGGATACAAGTCCGATATGCAAGCCTTCCAAGCAACAGAGCAACTTAGAGAATATGAAGATGCTTTGAAACAAATGATGATATGGCAGGGCAGAGCAAATCTTTGGACAGACTGGCTTGCATTCCAAAAACAGATGAAGGACAGCCGTGAAGCGGCAGAGAATGAAGAACGAAAAAAGAAAGCCCGTAGACGTAAACTCATTAAAGACTGGTGTATTGGTATCGTTGCTACCGTGGCCACCCTTTCTGCTGTTGGCATATGTGCTTACTTCATATATTGGCTCGTAACAACTAAAGGCACTTAGTATGTGGATGCTCTTTGCAATTATCATTACCGCTGAAGGCTACGGTACAATGCCTCAAGGCCCATATCAAACAATGGCAGAGTGTTTTGAAGCACGTGAGTATTTCTTGGAAACAGCACCACAGCCTAAGATTAACTATGAAGCGGTGTGTATACAAACAGATCAACTCAGTAATGCATCATGATTGGTATTATTTCTAAAATACTAGGCTCAGGCGATGTCATTAAGAAAGGCTTAGACCTTATTGATGATATGCATACTTCTACAGAAGAAGAGATTGCCGCTAAGTCTAAGGCTAAGATTGATTTAATGAATGCCTATGCTCCGTTTAAAATAGCACAACGATACATTGCTCTGATGTTTACCGCAGTGTTCTTAAGTATGTTTGTTCTTGTCCTTGCAATGACTCTTGCAGGAGAAGGTGACATTCAAGCAGTCAAACAAATCATTGGTGACTTCTGGATTGGAGAAATCATGTTAATGATTGTTGGCTTTTATTTTGGCGGCGGTTTAGCCGAATCAGTAAGGAAGAAGTAATTATGATGTACGGTAACAAAAAACCTATGTACGCAAATGAAGCAAACAAGAAAAAGAAAAAAGCTATGTCTAATCCTAACAAGGACTCAGGCACAATGTCTTGTTCGTCTAAAGGTATTAGGAATTACAACTAATGGCTAAAGGTGTCAAGCACTATTTTAGAAACGGTACAGAGCACACAGGGGCTACACATAAAGACCCTAAAGGAAAACTAATGTCAGGTGCTCGACATACTAAAAATAGTAAGTATCTGTACCATATGGGTGAGCTATCTGCAACAGCTAAAAAGAAGGCAAAGGCATAATGCCAAAAGCTAAGAAAAAACTAGACGCTTGCGCTAAGAAGGTCAAAAGCCGTTATAAGGTCTGGCCTTCAGCATACGCATCTGGTGCTGTAGCTAAGTGCCGTAAGGTTGGAGCTAAGAACTGGGGTAATAAGAGTGGCCGTAAGAAAAAGTAAATCAGGTGCGTCACTCAAGAAGTGGTTCGGGCAAAACAAAGGCAAAGGTTGGGTAGACTGCAAGACAGGTAAGCCCTGCGGACGCTCAGGATCTAAAGACAAGCGTAAGAGCTATCCTGCTTGTAGACCAACCAAAGCCGCTTGTAAAGCCGCAGGTGCTAAGACAGCCATGAAAAAGAAGACATCTTCTAAGCGTGTGAGTTGGGGTAAAAAGAAATGAGTATCAAGAAGACATTCGGTAAAGCCCTGACAACATCATACCAAGACATCTACACTGTTCCTACAGGTAAACGTGCTGAGTGGCGTGTGTTGTTTATTACAGACACTGCGGGTTCTACGATTAGCGTAGATGTACAATTTTATGATTCTTCAGAGACTGCAACACTTCAGGTACTCAGTAGTTATTCATTAGGCTCTAATGATTTTTTACAGATTGGTGGTGACTACTACGAGTTTATCAACATGAAGGAAGGCGACATTATCAAAGCAAAAGCCTCAGCAAGTGCTACTTGTTTAGTGTCTATCATTGAAGAAAACGATGTGATTCAAGGGGGCTAAATGCCAAAGTCTAAAGACCCAAAGTTAGCCAGAGCAGGTGTTAGCGCTTACAACAAACCTAAGCGTACTCCGGGTGGCTCTAAGAAGTTTGTTGTTGTTGCTAAAGAAGGTGACAAGACCAAGACAATACGCTTTGGTGACCCCAACATGACAATTAAGAAAGACCAACCCGCACGGCGTAAGAGCTTCCGTGCTCGTCACAAGTGTGACACAAGCCCTCCTAGTAAATTAACAGCCCGTTATTGGTCTTGTAAGAAGTGGTGAAGTAATGGCAACTGATGCACAGGTACGCTCCTGGTTAGAACAAAATCCTACGGCAAGTGATGCTGAAATTGCACAGGCTGCAAAATCTGCCGGTGTTAGTAGTAAACAACTTTCTCGTGTCACGAATATCCCGACAGAACAGATTGATCGACGTGCTCAAGCAGTCGGTGTTAATTTAAAAACGACTGCCGAGCCTACACAGCCTACACAGCCTACACAGCCTACACAGCCTACACAGCCTGAACCAGTTGATGAAAACGCTCAAGTCCGAGAATATTTTAATAAAGACGTAAACAAACTAGCTGATTACTTTGTACAAGCTAGGCAGTCAGGTGAGAAAGTAAACCCTGATTATTTAACCGACGAGCTTGGGTATTCGTATGATTCTTTAGTCATTGCACAAGGCGTAGCAATGGCAAAAGAGGAGCGTGATAAGTTACTTGCGGAAGGTAAAGAAGAAGAAGCTAATGCGTTCACACAAGTCTTAGAAACACAACCACCTGCCGTAGCTTACGGTATGTATATTGATTACAAAGGTGATGATAATTTTACGCATGAAGCACTACGAGATGAAACATTAGCCTTTGAAGCGAAAGGTTCTAGTGGTGAGCGTATTGGTGATCCTGGGCAGTTTAACCGCAGCGGTATTAACTCAATTGCTGATCCATTAAAAACCTATGCTAAGGAAATGTTATCTGATCCTGGTAAGCTTGCGTTAGCTGCGATTACTATTGCAAATCCTGCGCTTGGCAGTATGCTGTCCGCAGGTACTAAAATTGTCGAAGGAGAAGGACTTGAACTTACTGATTTGCTCTCACTTGCCGTCAATGCTCCCGGTATTGCAGAAAACATTAGTTTTGCTAACACTGCTTTAGGCGGAGGTAAACTATCTGGTGGGGTACTAAGTAGCCAATCAGTTATGAATGCCTTCCAGAATTACGGACTTGAAGGTTTTGGCACAGCCGAGCTAATTGCATCGGCAGGTGGGCAAGTTGGTGAGGCTGTCGGCACGTTACAAAACATTCCTGATACAGTCTTAACTAAGTTAAAAGAAACACCTGAAATACAGCAAATGTTAGCGGGTGTGCCTTCTAATATTGAGAATGACTTCTTACGTGGTGTTGCTCAAGGTGCTGTTGCAGCCGGAGGTACAGCAGTATTAGGAGGTTCTGGATCAGATATTGCTAAAGCGTTTATCGGACAGCAAAATGTTGATCTTGGTCTTGAAGGTACAGGTAAAAATATAGAAGGTATGCTCGGTATCGACTATACCGGACCTGATTTAGCTGATGTCAATTACGATTGGATGAACAACTTATCAAACATTGAACTACCTAGTGGTCAATTACCATCTTTTGGTGACGGAGGTATGTTGAGTTACACAGGTCCGGATTTAAACGATATCAACTACGATTATCTAAACAATCTACCTAACATCCCAAGTCCTGATATTGATTTGCCTACAGTTGCTTTCCCATCGTTTAACTTCCCATCTACAGGTGGTACTGGTTCTAGACCAACCGGTGGCTCTACTCCGAGTGCAGGTGGTGATGGGGGTGTAGGTGTTGGTATTCCTCGCCCTGAGTTTGTATTTAACTTCCCACAATTTGCGTCATTAGAGCCTGATGAAGAACTATTTAATACTGCATTACTTGATGATGCTCTCTCACAAGAAGAGTTACCGTTATCTCAAGTATTAGTCCGACAGAAAATTTAATACTTGACATTGAATTAATTTTGCACTATACTGAGGTATGCAAATGACATATTTAGAACTTGTAAACGCCGTGTTACGACGACTTCGAGAAGAAGAAGTTGCTACGGTATCTGACACTGATTATTCAAAACTAATCGGTGATTTTGTTAATGATGCAAAACGTCAAGTTGAGGATGCTTGGGACTGGTCTGTTCTTCGTACAAATTTTAACCTTACAACTGTTGCCGGTACATCGACATATAGCTTAACTGATTTTGGCACTCGGTCTAAAATTTTATATGTTCACAACGAAACCAAAAACGGTAAGATTTTACAAGAATCGTTACAACGTATTCGTGAACTTGCATTAGGCACTAACAACGCTCAAGGCACTATTAACTATTTTGCCTTAGAAGGTGTTGACACAAATGGTGATACACAGATTAGATTGTATCAAACACCCAACTCTGCAGATAGTTTAAGTATCTACGGTGTCAAACGCACAGCCGATTTATCAGCAGATACCGATACCACATTGTTATCGTCTGCACCCATTGTTCAATATGCGTTTAGTTTTGCATTACGTGAACGTGGTGAAACAGGTGGTCAAACTGCTGCAGAACAAGCCGTGTTTGCACGTCAAGACTTAAATAACGCTATTGCTCTTGATGCAAATTTAAGACCTGAAGAAGTTAGTTGGAACGTTGACTAATGGCTAAAGAACTTCAAAGTATTGCCATCCAAGCGCCAGGCTTCTTTGGGTTAAACACTCAGGACAGCCCTACGTCACTCTCGGAGCAGTTTGCTCTGGTTGCTGACAACTGCGTCATTGACCAATTTGGACGTATTGGTGCTAGAAAAGGATGGTCTTATGTCACAACAACTGGTGGATCTTCTACTTCTCCTGTTTCAATTAATGAATTTATAAAATCTGACGGTACAACAGAAGTAATTAGTGCCTCTGCTACCGCAATCTATGAAGGAACCACAACGCTTACTGACATCACTCCTGCAAGTTACACCGTTAGTGATGGCAACTTTGACAGTGCCAACCTTAACGGGGTAATTTATTTATTTAGAGAAGGAGAAGAGCCAGTATACTATGATGGTACAACTTGTGACGAAGTATCTGCACACGCAGACTATAGCGGCACGGTTCCTTCTGGTAATATTGTTCAGTCTGGCTTTGGTAGACTCTGGGTTGCCAAAACGTCAACCAATAACACCACAGTATATTGGTCAGACCTGCTCACAGGATTCAAGTGGGACACAGGTAGCTCTGGTAGTATAGATGTTTCTAAAGTGTGGCCTAATGGCAACGATGAGATCACTGCCGTTACAATTCACAATAACTTTTTAATTATCTTTGGTAAAACACAAATACTTGTTTACCAAGGTGCTGACGATCCTGCAACAATGTCTTTAGCGGATACTGTTGTTGGGGTTGGTTGTGTAGCACGAGATTCCGTTCAAGTTACAGGAACCGATGTTTTATTTTTATCGGATTCCGGTGTTCGTAGTTTTGCTCGAACTATTCAAGAAAAGTCTGCTCCGATGCGTGACATTTCTAAAAATATTCGTACTGAATTAACAGCTTTAGTTTCTTCTGAAACCGGCAGAATTTACTCAGTGTATTCTCCAGAAGAAGCGTTTTATTTATTACATCTTGAAGATAATGGTATTACGTTCGCTTTTGACATGCGTTCTCCATTAGAAGACGGTGCTCATCGAGTTACTCGTTGGGACACGATTACTCCAAATTGTTTATGTCGGACAAGAGATGGGCAATTATTGTTAGGTAAGGCAGATGGAATTGCTAAGTATGACGGGTTTAGTGACAACGGTTCTACGTACATCATGTCGTACTTTACCAACTACATTGACTTTGGTGCTCCGTCTAACCTGAAGCTACTAAAGAACCTAAAAGTAACAATCATTGGTGGTAGTGATACTCAGGCAACATTGAACTGGGGCTATGACTACTCATACGCATACCGTAAGAAAACTTTTACACTCGCTGAACAGATAATTGCAGAATACAATATTGCAGAATATAACATCGGTGAGTTTAACGCAGGTGTCTTGGTAAACCGTCCGCAAGTTAACGCATCCGGCGGAGGTCAAGTCGTGCAACTTGGTATTGAATCAGAAATTAATGGGTCAACAGTCTCTATTCAGCGATTGACCGCACAGGCTATCATAGGAAGGACTATCTAATGTCAAACTATACTAAGACAACCAACTTTGCTGTCAAGGATAACTTGGCATCTGGTAACCCGGCAAAGATTATTAAAGGCACAGAGATTGATGCCGAATACAACAACATTGCAACCGCAGTGGCAACTAAGGCAAACACAGCAGATCCTACATTCACAGGAACTGTAACCATACCAACGCTATCTGTCTCAGGTACTGCGACTATTGGTACGATTGACGGAGGAAACTACTAATGGCAGTCGTAGATGACGCTACGTTATACGATACAGCGATGTCTGGCGGGACAACACCAACATCATCAGGGCTTGGCTCATTCTTTTCCGGCTTGTTGTCAGGTAATTTAGGTGGCGATATTGTTGGCGGTGCTTTAGGTACAGCAGGTAACATCTATGCAACGCAACAGGCTATGGAACAAGCTCGTCAACTTGGTCCTGCTGCAGCCGAGTTAGTTTCTAACCTAGCCGGTCAAGCCGGTACAGCCGCCCAGTTTAAACCATTTACACTAACAACTGGTGGCCTTGGAACTACGAGTGTTGATGCTCAAGGCGGGGTGTCGATAGCTCCTACCGCAGCGGAACAAGCGATCACAGCTAATTTGTTAACTGGTGCTCAAACATTATCAGGTACACCACAAGTAACATCTGCGGATTTGTTTCAACGTATGGAGGACATTAGAGCAAGTGCTCGTGAACGTGAAGCTCTTGATTTAGAAAACCGGCTACGACAACAAGGCCGTCTTGGAGTACAAACTTCAATGTTTGGTGGAACTCCTGAAGCGCTTGCACGAGCTAAAGCAATTGAAGAACAACGTGCCGCTGATGTCCTCACATCAATTCAACAGGCTCCGCAGTTAACACAAGCTAACTTGCAGAATCTGACAGGTATGCTAGGTGCGGCATACGCTCCACAGACTCAAGCTATGGGCTTTATTCAAGCCGCATCACCATTACAGCAATTCGCTCAAACAGGACGCTTGGCAGCCGGTGAAGCGATACAAGCAGGTATTCCTGAGATTACTAAAGCGGCTGTTGCAGGTGAGCAAGTTGCCGGTGATATTTATCAACAGGCACTACAAGGTTTGTTGAATCAGGCTACGACAGGCCAAGATAGCTTAACAAATGTCTTAGGTGAAGCTATTGCAGGTGGATTCAACGATTTGTATGACGCATTATTCGGGTAATTGAAATGGCAAAAGCAGTAGAGACATTATTTAATATTCAAACACCTGAACAAGTTCGCCAAAGTCAGCAAAAGAAAGACTTGGAGGAAGGTAAGCTGTTAACAGAACGTCCTGGTACAGCCGGTTTGTTATTTGCTCCACAACGTAGCCGAGCAATTGGTCAAGGCGTTGCCGGTTTATTTGGTGCTGAAACACGCTCACAGGCTGAAATAGACGCTGAACAGAACCGAGAACTATTGACGGGTATCTATCAACGAGCACAGCAATCTTATCCAACAAATAGAACAGCGCAGTTAAATATGATTGCAATGGAGCTTGCTAAAGCCGGTAAGATCAATGAAGCTCAAAAAGCTCGTGCAATGGCGCAACAATCTGCATTAACTGAGGCGCAGATTGGGAAAGAAACTGCATTAGGCGCTAAAGCTACTGCACAGGCTTCTGAGTCCGAGGCTAAAATGGCTGCCGTAGGTCTTGGTGATGTAAAACCTGAAGACTTTACTCCGGACTCTTGGCAAGCATACATTAACTCTGGTGATTCGCTGTCAGACAGAAATGCGTCGCTATTAAAAACTAAACTTGGCGATGACTTAACATCGTATCAAAAAATATTGAAGCAAGCGTATCCAAACGATCCTACAAAACAACAAGAACTTGCACAACAATACGCAAAAAACTACGCAGCCACTGCAGGTGGTGATGTCAATCCTGACAAAGTTTATGCGGAGCTTGTCTTAGACATTAACAAGGAAGCAATTCAACCGTATCGTTCTGCATCTCAAGAAGCCGATATGACTGCGGATCAAATTGATTCATTGATTACGCTAACTGATACAGCCGTTACCGGCGCACTTAGTGACACAAAACAATTCTTGATTAGTCTCGGTAGACAAGCAGGATTTTCTGAAGTTAGTTTAAAGAGTCTTACTAATTCTCAATTGATTGCTCGTGTTCTTAATGAGGAAGTTTTAAAGAGAGCAGGTAACTTAAAAGGTGCGTTATCAGATAAGGACTTAGCATTCTTGAAGAACTCCGTTGGTGATTTAACGAATACACCACAAGCAATCCGTGCTGCCCTTATGGATTTGAAAAACAAAAAACTAAGAGCAAAATATGTCAACGATAAATTTAACGAAACGATTAAAACAAACAAACAATCATTGACATCAGAAGTTTTGGATATTGACGGATGGGCTTCGGAGGCTACAGGTCAACTTGGCCTAATTAACCCGCAATTAGTTGCCGCTAATTTTATGATGTCAGACGGACAACCCGATCCACAGATTGTAGCAGACATAAAAGCAGGTCTCTTAACCGTTGACGATGTAGTCTCTCCAGACGATTCAGACATGGCTCTTCAGGCTCTGTTAGACGCATTACAGTAAGGAGTTTGAAATGAGTGTCACTGCTCGTGATTTATTGATGAAACAGCTTGAAGAACAAGTTGCTAAGTTTCAACAACAGCCCACTACACAGCCTACACAACAGGTAGGCCAACCTGCGCCGCAACCAAGTGGTGGGATGGGTCAGACAATACAAACTGCGGTACAGAAAGGTGTAGCAGGGTTAGCAGGATTACCTATTGACGCTCCGTCAATGGTGGCGAATTATCTTGGTATCTCTGACACATACCCTGATGCTACACGTAAGATTGAAGAAGGTCTATCTCAGGCTACAGGAATTCCGACAGAGTTTGATGAGGAAGACCTAGCAAGTGATCTTGTCGGTAACTTTACTAAAGGTTTTGTAGAGACTGCACCATACGGTGGACTTGCCGCAATTCCTGTAGGTATCGCAGGTGGTATTGCTCAAGTTGTACTGTCTCGTGACTTCTTTGATGACAAACCTCTTGTTGCGTTTGGTGTGGGAATGGCGTTGCCCGGTGCAGTGTCTCCAATACGTGGTGCAAAACCTCGTGCAGACTTCGATCCTCGTCGTCCGTTAACAGCGGCTGAGGCACAACCTGCAGGAACACTAGGACGTGATTTTAAACTGGCAGAGCAAGTGCAATATGAGATAAGACCAGATGCCGGTATTCAACGTCAGGCTGCACTACGCTCCGGCGCTTTTGAAAAGCAATTACTTACTGATTTAGGAATACCAGAAGGTACGACAGGAGTTTTAAAACCGACATTTGATGTTGTATCGACAAAACTACGTGATAAAACAAACGGTCTACGTACTCGATTTTCTAGGATGAACGACAAAGACATGGGTAATGTACCAACAGATGTCAAACTACCTGTCGATATTTTATCACGTCGTATCAATGATCTGCGAGGTTCTAAAGAGTCGTTAAGTTCTTCGCAAGCTCAGAAAGCTCTTGGAGAATATTTAGATCAATATAAAGCATACCGCACCGTAGATCCTCGTGAATTACATGAGGAGATGAAACTGCTTGGTGAAGTAGCATTCGGTAACATACCATTTAAAGACACAGCATTCGCAGTCAAGTATCCAGAGATTGCTGAAACATTGTCTGAGGCTGCTGAAGAGACACGTCGTTCCTTTGCTAAAAAGATCTACGCTAACCTTAATGAAGGTATTGGTGACGTTGCTGCCTTGGAAGGACAAAGCGGAAAAACTGCACAAGCTTTACTGACCTTTAAAGCAAATGCAAGGTCACGTCTTGAAGAGTTAGATCGAATCAACAACCTGCCGTTGGTTAATTTCTTCGGTAAGGATTACAACTCACTGTCTGCGGAAGACATCACAGACGCTTTAAACAAGGCTGATAAGCAGTCTGTTGAGCTTCTTGGTAGAGTTTTGAAAAGGAGTAATCCAGATGCATTCCAGAGCCTACGTCAGACTGTGTTTGATGACTTCATGCGTGGGATGGTTAAAGGTACTGATGAGGGTCGGCCTATCTACGACTTCGAAAAACTCAGTGATCCTAATGTAATCAAGCAACTTCGTACCAACCCACTCCTTAAAGCAGGTGGGGAATCTGTAGAGCTTGCAAAAACTTTAGAGGCTCTTGCAAAAATGCAACGTAAGTATGAACCTGCCGTAGCCGGATTTAAGACTGAAACAGCCGGTAGTATGCAGAAAAGAATTAGAGGTGCGTTGACTACTGCTCGTGCTGTATCATACCGTGGTGCTATCGTTGCTCAAGGTTTATTAACAATATTGCAAGGTACTGTGGGCCGTAATCCTCGTACATTGGCTCTGTTTAATAAAACAGAACAGCGGATGATTCGTGATGTATTAGACGGTAAGAACCTAACTCAGAAAGACGCTGAGAAGCTTGCAATGTCTATGGATCGTAACTCACGACTATTAGTCAGTGCGGCAGGTCTACCGGCAACTGCACAGCTTACTGAGGCTCAGTCACGGGCTGAACAGGCTCCACCAACTAGGCGTGAAGCTCTGATGGAACAACTTAGACAAGCAACGGGGACGGGTGGAACTCCACAGTCTGCCGAGTCTATGCCAATCTCACCATAAAAAAGCCCCGCTAGTCGGGGCAAAGGTTCACCGGAGAGTGAATCTGTTAGTCGAAGACTTCAAAGATGTCCCCAATCATAATTTTAATAAACGGGACATTGATGACAAAGCCATCGAAAAAGAATACTTGAGCTTCGTCGATTGTCTCAGTGTCCTTCCATCCTAATACTGGTTGAGACTCAACAGTCTCTATAGACAAACCAAATACATGATGAAATCGTGCTGTTACCATCCCCAATCCTCACCGTTTAAACCATGTGCGTTATAGTCAGTGACACGCTTTTCAAAGAAGTTACTCATACTACTACCTCCAAGAATCTCCTCCATCCACGGTAGAGGATTCTCCTTAACTTTCCAGTTCGTCTTGAGACCAAGTTGTAATAGTCTTCGGTCTGCGAGATAACGAATGTACTGCTTAACGTCCGTTGCCGACAGACCTTCCAAGTCACCCAACTCATACGCAAGATCAATAACCTTGTCTTCAAGCTTGACCGCAGTGCGAAACATTTCGTAGATATCTTTTTTAAACTCATCATTCACAATCCGTGGATGTTCGTCACAGAACTCTCTAAACAACTTAGCCATACCTTCAGCATGTTGGCTTTCATCACGGACTGACCATTCAACTACGGTACACATTCCAGGCATCTTGCCGTAGCGCTGATAGTTTAACAACATAGCAAAAGCACTAAACAAGGACATTCCTTCATTGAGTACAGAACGTGCTATAGCCAGTGCAGTTCCTTGATGACTATGCACGTCAATATCTGACATGAACTCCACTTTTGCAGCCATTTGCTGATATTCTAAGAAGGTTGTGAACTCTTCTTCAGGTAATCCGAGCGTATCATTTAAGAGAGCATAGGAACGTTGATGAATAAACTCACGGGACGCAAACGAAGTAAGCATTGCGCGAATTTCATTATTTTTAAACTTCGGTATGTAATATTCAAGGTAATTCGTTCCAACCGCTACATCTGTTTGTGTGAACAAACGAAGAATCTGCGTTATGTGATTCTTCTCCGCAGACGACAACTTATCTGACTTCCAGTGGTTAACGTCTGTCTGTAGCTCTAGCTCATCCTCAATCCAGTGAATGCGCTCATGCTGTGTAGCGTACTCAACAGCCCAAGGGTATTTGAATGGCTTGTATGTGGTGTTACTCTCCAGTAGTGGCATTTAGTTCTCCAATGATTCTTGGTTTTGATAAATTACATTCATTAGGTTATTGTTGTGATACACCAAACGATCTACTTCATCTTGTAAACTCTGAATGTGTAGGTAACAGTCGTTCAGTATCTGTTTATTAAAAGGATCGGAGTCCTTTATCAACTCTAATCGCTTAATTAAGTTTTCCGTTTGACTTTTCAAGTATTCTAATCTCCAGTTCCAACCCGATGATCTTTGCATGTTGCTTACGTGCTTTATCCCAATTACGATTACAAGAAGCCTTCAGCAACCTCAACCACGTCTTTTTGAGTTTCAAGGTTAGCCTTGACATGATACACATCCTTCATCATCTTCAAAGTCCTTCAGTGCATTACGGTCTACTTTTGTGCCAACCTTCTCCGCTGTAACCCCCGCAGTCGTCCGCAAGTAATATAAGCCTTTAAGTCCTTCTTTCCAAGCCTTGAGATGTGTCTGATTAACGAGAGCTTTGTCCGTGCCGGATGGGAAGAATACGTTGACGCTCTGTCCTTGACAAATAAACTCCTGTCTCTTTGCGGCGTGTTCCACAACCCAGTTTTGATCAATCTCAAACGCCGTTCTAAACGTAGCCTTCTCACTGTCGGATAAGAACTCCAAGTGCTGAACAGAGCCTTCGCTTTCAAGGATGCTTTGCCAGACCTTCTTAGTGTTGTGATTCTTGTCATCTAAAAGTTTCTCCAAGTACGGATTGCGAACAGTATGACTTCCGGCACGAGTACGATGAACAAAGCAATTAGATATTCGAGGCTCAATAGAGGCAGAGCAACCGCATATGATGCTACTATTAGCGTTAGGAGCGATAGCCAAAAGATGCATATTTCTAACGCCAGTACCACTCCCATCAGGGCATTCACCACGCTCTGTCGCAAGTTGATATGTTGCATCTGTCGCTTGCTCCTTAATCACTTTAAAAATCTGGTAGTTTTCAGAGGCTGCTTGCCAACTCTCCCAAGCTATTCCTTTTCCTTGGAGGTAGCCGTGGAAGCCCATTGCTCCGAGACCGATTGAACGTTCTCTGTAAGCTGAGTATACAGCTTTTCCAAGTTCTTCTGGTGCGTTGTCAATAAAGAATTGAAGGACGTTGTCCAAGAATTTGACAAGGTCTCCAACCATTCCGCTTGATTTCCATTCATCGTATTTTTCAAGGTTGACTGAGGAGAGGCAGCAGACGGCTGTCCGTTCTTCAGATGTAGCGAGATGGATTTCATTGCAGAGGTTACTGCCATTAATTGTGAGTCCAAGTGATTTTTGAGAATCCGGTAGCCCTCGTCTGGCTGTGTCGATAAAGTTAAGGTATGGGCTACCAGTTCTGAAGCGAGCCTCAAGGATTCGTTGCCACAGTCTACGAGCTTCGACTGTATCTCTGACAATTCCTGTATGCGGGTCTGTAAGATTGTATTGCTCATCATTGATTACTTTCTCCATAAATTCATCTGTGATGTTCACAGCGTTAAACAAGTTAAAGCACTTACGATTGATGTCGCCACCTGTAGGCACTTTAAACGAAATAAATTCTTCAATGTCCGGATGGCTTACGTCTAGGTAAGCGGCGTAACTCCCCTTGCGAGTCTTGCCCTGCTTGTACGCTGTCATCTGGCTGTCTACTACTTTCATGAACGGCATCGGTCCTGGAGCTTTGTCGCTGATCCCCCTCACGTCTGACCAATGCCCACCCACACCGCCGCCCTTTACGGAAAGCCATGCTACTTCACCATTATGCTCAATAAGGCTATCAAGATTGTCGCCCACGTAAGTAAGGAAACAACTAATAGGCAAGCCCCTATTGCCTCTGCCATGTTCAGGTGCGTTTGACAGCACAGGCGACGCAAACATAAACCAACCTTTTGAAGCATAGTCATAAATCCGTTGTGCAAACTCAAGGTCATCATAGCAATAAGCCACTGAAGCACGTGCAAAGGCTTCTTGAGGAGATGTTTCATGCTCAAGCATATAGTAGTCACGCATAAGTGTAACTGCTTGCTCACTAAGTCGATTGTCTCTTTCATAATCAATCGTTATCCCAAGGTGGTTGTTCAAAGGGTGTGATTTCATCAAACTCTCCAATTAAGTCTTCGTATTTGTTTTCTATAATATCACTGAAACGATTTACTAAATCAGCCGAAGTCAACTCCAATGTTTCCATCAGAGTGACTTCATCTAACCGCATCATTTTTTCTTTGAGTTCATCGAGCGTAATCACGACACGAACCTACTATTTTAATAAAATTCGAGAAGCTTGTCAAGGTAATGTTGTGCTTTTTCAAGATCAATCTTCCCACCTTTGTCATCACATCTAGCTAGATACTTGATTGCGTTACCTTTTAAGAAGCCTTTAAATTGCTCTTCAGACATCCAAGCTTCCATCGCTTCCCACGGTTGTACCGTTTTTGATGTGTAATGTTCACCACCTACCTGCCGATGATCGACATCATTCATCTTCTTTGCCTCGATAATAAATACCAACATCATCGGTTTTATCTAAATCAAATGAAAAGCCATACGAAGCTTCAAGAGTCTTGACAACATCATTCAGAATCTCTTGCCAGATCACATCGTTGTCGTACTCTCCATTAAACTTGTGAGTCTTGTCCCATGCTGTAATTTCAAAGTTGACGTAAACCTTATCGTCAGTCTTCATCCAATCAAAGTCTCTCATTTCTTTACTAGCTCCATAAAGTGATCCAGATCGACAACAGCCAAAGCCTTTGATCGATTCTGTTTAATAACTACAAGCGGTTCATGGTCACCGTGACCTGTCGCCTGTTCGTAATAATTAAATACGGCAATCTTAGCTAATGACTTACACTCTACAGAGTACGGGAAGAGCTTACGAGCAGCCGGTGACAACTGCACATCTTCTCCACCTGCTCCCATACTTGTAGAGCGTACATCATCGGATTCAAGAGTCGGGAATGTCTCCAGTATCGCATCACGTACGGCCTGTTGAAGTCTGCGCCCTTTTGCTTTGGCTGACTGCGCTTTCATTCAATTGATACCGTAGGTGGTGAGAACGTATCTCCTATATGACGAAGCATATACAATAAATGTCCGTTTTCAATTGCACGTTCTTCGCCTAATAGTTCGACAATTACATCCCACATCTCTGTTTCCGTTTTACCTTCTAGCAGTTTCTTTGCGCGTTTAGGACCAATACCACGGACACCTTCGATATTGTCAACGACATCACCGGTCAAAAACTGCATATAGAAGTTGAACTTGGCAGTTTCCTCATCTACATAGTAGTGGAGACCTTTGGCAAAGTTGTAATGGTGTCCTACAACTTGATCAAGATCTTTATCCAAAGAAACAATCACTCCTTTGTCGCCTAGTTCAGTGGCCTCAATGGCAACCGCATCATCAGCTTCCATACCATCCCAGATCGTAGCATCCCAAGACCACGCTAAGTAGTCTCGGATTGCTTCGTAATGGGTAGGTTTTTTATTACCTTTGCGGTTTGCTTTGTAAGGCCGAGTGACGGCAAAATCATCTCTGAAATTGCCTTTACCAGTCAGATGTAGCGTCCATGTGGTGCAGAACGGAAGATCAAACATAATCATGTCTTCAAGATAAACAGCCATCGTCCTAAGAGCCGTCTTCTGATCTTCCTTGTCCGTTGCGAATCCAATTCGGTAAACTAAGATATCTGCATCAATGATCGCATGATGACACATTAGAGGATTTCGTCCTCTTCCTCATCTACTGACAGTAATTCATCGATGTTTACATCATCCCCACCATATTTAACCAATTCGGTCACGACGATCTTCTTGGCAGATGGGGAAATACCTTCTTTATTCATGTACTTCCATGAGTATGGTTCGATCAGAGCAATACACTCTGACCCGTTACCGATCTTGATGGACTGAGGTGATGGACTACCATCATCCTTCAGCGGAAATCCGGTCAATTGCTGACCATCGGTGTCGTAAGTAACGATGGGAAACTTTGACGACTTACAGGTGATGTAATACCCTTGACCATCTTTCTGGTTAACAGGAATGCCCATGTTTTCCAGAGCCTGTACAGCCTTATCAGACAAATCAGATAAATCTACCTGAAACTTGTTTGACATAGGATTGTGGACATCTGTTGAGGCCCACATCATTTTCGCTTTCACTTTTATGCGATTACTAGACATCACATTCTCCTCTTGGTGTGATAGTAATATTATAACATGATACGAAAGTATAACCAAACACTTTAATGTGTCTCGTACCAGTTATTTCCAATCTTGGATTCTGCTGCAACGGGGCAACGAAAACCAAGAGCATCTCCTGCTACTGGAGCAGAATCTTCCATGATCTGAGCGACAGCGTTACCGTCTTCCTCAGAACATTCAACTTGTATCTCGTCATGCACGAACGCTACCTGCTTGACATCGATACCTTGTTTACGAAATGCACGATGCATCTCAATACACCACTGTTTAGAGATGATGCTTCCACAGCCTTGGAGTAGTGTGTTCAATGCACTGTGTTCTGATCTAACTTGTAACCGTCGTCCGTCCAATCCTGGAACGTAACCTTTTACGGCAAGCTTTGACACCCGTTCCATTAATTGTCTTAGCTTCGGTGTGTTCTTGTAGAAACGGTGCAGAATCTCATTACCTTGCTTCGCTCCTCCACCCACAATTGATCCAACCTTTGCCGGACCTGCGCCATACAATGTTGCATAGATCAATGTCTTCGCTTGATCACGACTTATACCGGCATTGTCGGCATTGCGTTGATGTACGTCACCGTTGAGTAGCTCATCAGTCCAACCATCATCCTGCATGTAGTGTGCGAGACAACGTAGCTCGATACCTGACAAATCACTACCGACAAGAACGTTACCCTCATCAACAGTAAACAATTCACGGCATTCTTTACCGTAAGGTTTCTTAACCGAAGGTACTTGTCCTAAATTAGGACTATGATGCGCCATACGATTTGTAATCGTCCCAATAGGAATGATCGCACCGTGGACACGAGAGTCGTCTCTGACATAAGTTAGCCAAGAGTTAATCAAGCCTACACGCTTTTGAAGCATCAGGTACTCAGCAATCAATTGAGCTTCAGGAATCTCCAGAGTTTCCAGAGTTGTTTCATCAACGATTGGTTGGCCTTTCTCTGTGTGCTTCTGAGGCTCCCATCCAAGCGACATCAAACGCTCTGCAATCTGCTTTCGGCTGCCGACATTGAACACCGTCACTTTGTCTTTCAGTCTTTTTCCTGTCTTCTCAGACCAACGCTCTTCGACAATTGGCTCAAACACTTCCTGCATCTCATCTTCAATAGTTCCCATTCGATCAGACAATTCAGCTTGTAGTATTTGAGCTTTAACAACATCCAGTTTGAAGCCATTTCGCTCCTGCTTAGAGCACTCGATTGTGACATCCCGTTCCAGTAGTAACGGCGTTTCGGAATCACGCCACTTAGACAACGATTCACGAAGTCGCTTGTACAACTCAACAGTAAGGTTGACATCTTGTATGCAGTATTTTTGCATTTCATCAGTAAGCCCACCATCAAAGTCTGTAAAGTCTTGTTTGTCGTTCCCAAGGCGGAGCCCCCAAGATTTTAGAGAATGGCCTCCTTCGATTACGGGGTTTAAAAGTCTCGACATGATCAGAGTGTCTACTGCCTGACCACGCTTGATCCCAACATTCCACAGCCTCTTCAGGACTGGTGCATCGAAACCAATCAGGTTGTGTCCGATTATTTTGTCGTAGTTTTTCAGCAAATGCTCTAAACTTTGTGGCTCGGTGTGACATTGAACTTCTCCTGTATCAACATCTTCAGTTACGCAGATCCAGATCGTACTGTGATTCCGATCCGTTTCTATGTCCAAAACGAGTTCCTTCATATTCTTTATGCTCCTGTAAATATGTGTACTTGCTCAGGTAAGCCACTGCTTTTAACACACCTTCAAGGTCATCACCTAATTGTCCAATTCCCACATTACACGAACGACATAACCATCCTCGAAACTCCATATCGTTATGACAATGATCTAAATCAAGTTTATCCGACTCTTTACCGCAACACTCACATTTACCGATTGAGTCTGGTGCAGTCCTTTTTAACTTCAGTCTAAAGGATCGATGTTTGTTTGAACATGACTTACACCGATGATCATGCCCATCCGTCGCATCACCGTTCTTGTGGAACTCTGTTAACTCAAAAGTTTTTTTACATTCTTTGCACTGCTTCATAACGCATCCTCATCAAATCTTTCAGTCATTCTACCGGTTGTCAGTGAATATAACAAACGACAAGCCGGTCCAGTTACTCCAGAGAATCGATTTTTCAATACTCTGACACTTGTGGTGTTTCTCTCCTCTTCGTTCTCATGTTGTCCGTTACGCTCAAGTCCGATAACCATATCAGAGAGTTGAGCAATACTACCAGAGCCTCGGAGTTGTGCTAGGCTTGTCGCAGCCCCTTCCTCATGACCTTTGTTTTCCGGTCTCTTCAGATGTGAGACCACAACTAACGATATTCCAGTTTCTTGGACTAGCATCCGTAGCTTGGTCATAATCTCATCAATTGCTTTGCGCTCATCCCCATTTGACTGGGCTGATACAATAATAGAAATATGATCTACGAAGACGTAATCACATCCGACTACCTTGGCAAGATAGCGGACACGATTAACAATGTTATCAACATCACTGGAACCAAAATGATCAAATAGAAACAGACGATCTGTACCCAAAGTTTGTTTAAATGCTTCATCTTTCTCAGCCTGAGTTGTTTCTGTATCAGGTAAGTGTAGAGGCTTATTCGCCGCCAGAGACATCAGAGATAAACCAGTCTTCCGAGTAGACTCCTCCAAGAACATCAGACCGATGTTAGCTTGTGTTGTCTGTAGAATATGCCAGATGATCTCACGAAGAAATTGCGACTTACCTAAGCCTGAACCTGCTGTCACGGTGACTAACTCAGCCTTCCGTAATCCGTAGGTCAACTTGTTCAACCCATCAAACGGATAATCACACTCAGCCTTCGCCAGTGGTTTCATCACATCATCATACAGTGATGCACCGGCAATGATTCCATCAGGAGTCCATCGTTCAGCCTTCCAGAACGCATTGACGAACTCTGCAGTATTATTGTTCAGCAGATAGTCATTCGCATCCTTCATGTTCGTCATGTGCTTCACACACTTCGACTTGTGACTGAACAATTCAGCACACTTCGCTTGCGCCTCAAGGCCTGGAGCATCATTATCAAAGCAGAAGATGACCTCATCAAAGCTGTCTAAGTAGTCGTAGTTTGCTTTGACATCCTTCAGCGCTGATTGAGCACCGTTACGTACCGACACCACCGGTGTCTTGTAACTCATCATCTGATGGGCAGCGATGGCATCAAACTCACCTTCAACAACCATCACATACTTCTGACCGGCTGAGAACTTCTCTTGGCCAAACAGTGTTGGTGAACTATTCCAATCACCTTCAATGGTGAAGTCTTTTTTACCACCTTTACGTACCTTGGCAGACTTACCACCACCATACGGAAAGACAATATCATCGCCTCTAAAACCTACACCGTAGGCCTCAAGTGCTTTGATGTTTAGTTTCCTATCCGTCAAAGACTTGTAAATTACCCCCTCAGACGCATTGTAAGCGCCTGTATGCGACGATCTCTGTTGCATTGGTACTACCCTACCTGATTCAGTGTTACCAACCTTTTCAGGCGGTGTTTTCTTGTCACAACTAAAACAGGTTGCCCACCCGTTATCGTCGATTGCGTAACCTCGACTGCTTCCGCAATCAGGACACTCCATGCTGTGTTGAACGAACGCCATATTTCTCAATTGCCTCCTCAAGCTTTTGGATATGAACTGCTGTCGGTATTGCTTTGCCTTCCTTGGGCTCTAATTGTTCTGCGATGCCTTTGAAGATGTCGTAGTTGATGTAGTCATCAGCCATGTCAGCTTCGTTAGCCAAGAACAATGCCCAAAGATAAGCGCACTCTCCGGTTAACCCAATGTCCCAATCATACGGTCTTTCGATGTACGGTACTTTGCTCATGTCTACGAGTCCTCTCCAATAATCCTCTTTGTACTTTTAACCAACAAACGGCACAAGAATAAAACACATCATTCTCGACAACATCTGCGACGTTTGAACACTTATCGCATTTCTTTCTCTCACTCATGGTTTTCACTCCTTACTAGGCAAACCAGGGGTATCCGAGCATACAAATTTCATGATGTCAAGCACTTCTTCTTCTTTCTCGACATATTCGAGCAGCTTTGTCATAAACTCCTTCAGGCCCCAAGAATGGATGTACTCAGCGTTCACGCACATACTGACATGCAACGCCATCTCTTGAGCAGTTACATCATCTATGTCGTAGTTATCTTTTATCATCATCATTTCTCTTAATTAGCTACATCAGAGCTATGTCGTAGTTAGTAATAGTAATTACTACTAAAAGAACTACGATATATAACTATATAATACTATATAGAAGAGGGTAGCAGAAAACGATGCAAATTGCAACTGTACATTTATACAGTGTTTTACGACTACTCCTCATCGGTTAAGTCCATCAGATCATGGATACTCTCCAAGCTTGGATTTTCAATACAATACATGTCTTCTTTGACGTACTTAAAGCACTCATTACAAAGATCAATGAACTCACCTGTCGATGCGCTTTTTCGTGTGGATTCAAACTCCGTCAGCGCTTTATCACATGCTTTGCAACGCATTGCTGCCCTCCTGTTAAAGTCTTCAGAGCATACCACAAAAATCACTACAATGCACGTCATTCCTGGCTTCAGGTCTGATTTCACGCATCAGGGTGGTTAAGCCCTTCAGAGCCGGTTAATCGCATCAGGGCTGATTCTAGGATTTCACGCATCAGAGCGTGATTGAGTCCACGGCTTGGTGATCATCCAGTGACCGAACGGCACACTTCCAAGCCATTCTTCTTCAAACGGCTTCTTTCCTTTGTAGGCGATTCCTTGGCCTCTCTTCATGAACTCGACACGGTCCCGAAGATCAAGACCTAATCGGCCACGGTTGCGCCTCAGATAGCCTTCGACACTCTTCCGGCTTCGCTCCATGTCTTGCGCTATGTCGTCAATAAATAAACCGGCTTTGAATAGTTTGATCAATTGAGCGTCGTCTTGTTCGGTCCAAGCTTTTCCACGCATTGTCGATACCTCGTTGTTTACTATGTTTAAAATATGCTCTTAGGCTTCATATAAAGCCCGTAGAGCGACGTTAAGCAGATAAGTAATACCTACCTACTGCAAAGCACACTACTGCAGCCCAGAACGGCTTAGAATGCTTTGGAGTACATACCACGCACAAACTCAAAAAGGCCACACCGTTTCCGATGTAGCCTATTGCCGTTGATTTAGTGTTTAAAGCCGAACCTCTTTCATTTGATCGATGAGTTGAAGAAGCCTGTCTAAGTGTTGGCTGATCTTTTGAAACTCTCGGAATAGTTCGTCGTAATCCGTCGCTATTTCTTTGAGCTTGTCGAAATCTGCTTCGTGGGCTTCCGCATCCGCTAACCACGTTTTGAAGTCGTCGTTGTGGTTGCATAGTTGCATTATGGCGTTTTCGAAGTGTGTCATTGTTTCTTGCTCCTTATCCAAGCGTAAACAGGAATCGCAATGGCATAGACTGCGATCAGTAAGACAGCACCGTTATCGATGCCGAGAATATTTGATTCGATCATTTGACACCTCGCACGAGTTCAACAATGACATCGACTGTCCAAGAGTTGCCAAGCGCTTTGTAGCGTTGGGTATTACTAACGCCTTCGGTGTATCCATCGGGGAATGTCTGCAAGCGTTCGCACTCTGTCGGTGTTAGCTTGCGATATGTCGTCTTGCTTGTGATGATCTTAGGCTCTCTGTTCCCACCTGTGCAAGCGTTAAGCGTTGGTGCTTTTGCGTCGATGGAGTCAACCCGCTTGATTAAGTCGTGACCGTTAAGATCAGCCTCAGCCACTTGTTCGCAACCAGTGAACACTAATTGTCTGCGATGCTTCTCAAAGTATTGTTTCAGGTTTCCGCCCTTCCAATAGTTCGCATCCAAGCAGTGCGACTTGTCACGGTCTACGAAGCCTTCAGCGTCGAGGATGTCACGAAGAACGACTCCACGGTCTGAGAGGTCACCAGTGAAAGGAATGTTTGTCCAGTAGAGGCGCTTGCGGTTCTGAGCACTGACACAGGCGGAGTTGATCTCTACCGGCTCAACACCTAATGCGTCTGTGATGACCTGTTGGTGCTCTGGTTTCATCTTGACATTTTCGAGCAGGAAGTAGCGAGGCTTGAACTCTTCGATAACTCGAACGAACTCCCAGAACAACTGTCCTCGATCATCTTCGAAGCCCTTCTGATGACCGGCCAAGCTGAACGCCTGACAAGGTGAACCGCCGATGACTAGATCAATTGGGTTGTCTGCTAGGAAGTCTTCTCGAAACATTGACCGAGTGACCCGACGCACGTCGCCAAGCTGAACTGTGTCTGGGTGGTTCTTCTGAGCAATGGAGATAGCGTACTTATCAACCTCCGAGGCGTAGTAGTTGCCGATCTCGAAACCGGCTTTTTCAAGTGCAACACGTCCGGCGCTGATGCCGTCGAACAGTGAGATAACGTTTAGCTTTTCCATGATAGATCCTCTTGGAATGATTGATGTTTAGTTTAAGGTATTGACTAGACAGAAGACATAATCGCCGTTAGGCAACACGCCGTCAACCAGTTCGTAATTCTGAGACCACCGCAAGTTCTCCTTGAAGAACTCTTCCGCACAATTGCGAGCGTCTTTGTCGTGGTCCAAGGCGTAATCCCGCCCGAACGTTTTAGACTTGAATCCGTCGCACATAACTTTCCATCGTGCGCCGTTGTGGTTTGTTGGGCCTAAGTATCTGACTTGTAGTGCTTTCATGATATCACCTCGTTGTATTTGGCCAAGAATGCGTCATGCAATTCCTGCTCACCTTGTAGTCTGTCCCACGTTATACCAAACCAGTTACCACAAGTATACTGCTTTGAGTATTCACCGTAGACAATATTGTATTCCTCACAAATTTCCATCTCTTCTTCGACGGTTAGTTCATAGAACCAATCGAAGAACTCCGGCTTTGGTTCCGTGTCCCATTCACCACCGAAATAATATAGGCGGTCTATGGCATATTCTACGGCTTCGATTTGTGCGTGTGTCATTGTCATGTCTTACTCCTTAATTGAACAACGATTCAAGCTTTTTAATCTTTGGCATATCTTCCTGCCAAGCATTACGGAACGCATTAGCCGAACGGGTAGACATTGCCGAACGAATGTTGCTTTCCATTATTCTTTTATAGGCTAACAGATTACCGTTGTCCAAGTGTGTGCGAGCCATTGCGATTAATTTTGTGTTGTTCATTGTTTAGTGCTCCGTTGTTTGATGTAGCCATGATCGCGCTTTGAGTGATGGTTGTATATTATACTTTAGTCTAACACCAGGGGCTGCCACACTATCACACACTTGTCAACTATTTCAGGCCGAAATATGCAAACTTTTTTAGACTTTTTAGTTCTAAACAGACTGACATAGTTGGCATAGTTCTTGCTTAGTGTTATGTTATAACGTAACATTGCTGCACTGCACAAGCTGCCTTAGACTAAAGTATTAGCCAGGGGTGATCAAGCTGGCACAGTTCTTGCTAGGCTATGTTGCACTGCACCAACTGCCTTAGACTAAAGTATACTTGACAGCCTGATGCAGATGGTTTAGACTGAAGTGGGCCTGATTTAGTGACGGGGAGGGGCTGTTGACTTCCGTAGATATACGTAGTAGCCACCCAAGTTTGCAAAAGAATAAAATTAATAAAAAAAGAACTAAATCAACTAAATCAAGCCCTTACAAACCACACTTAAATAGCTACTAAACTCTTGATTTACCTAAAAAAGATCTGTGTCAAGTATTTTACTCACATAAATGTAGAAAAGGCTTGACTTTTGGCATAGAATTTGCTAGACTACTGCAATACACTGGATAAACATACAGCATTATGTCCGAAGAGTCGAAGTTAGAGGTTAATCTACCTGCAAGAAAGCGTGGTAGACCTAAAAAGTCTGAAGTAGCAGCTAAAAAGAAAGGTAATCGAGGCGTTAGAGGTAGACCACCTGGCGACGCTGCGAGAATTAATGAGTTTAAAGCTCGTCTCTTGGCTACATCAGGCGACAAAGTCATTAATAAAGTCATACAAATTGCTCAAGATGATGAACATCCAGGGCAGATGGCCGCATTAAAAATGTGTATGGACCGTGTACTACCGTTGTCGTATTTTGAGAAAGATAAAGCAACAGGTGGACGGAATGCTATTTCAATTACGATTACCGGAGTTGGTGGGGAAACCACAATTGTCGGTAACGACGATAAAACTGGAGAAGGAGAAATCATTGATGTTACCCCAGAGTCTGATTGAACAGATTAAAGAGGACTTAATTAAACATGAGGGGTACAGAGATGAAATCTACTTATGCTCTGAAGGTATTCCGACATTTGGTATTGGTCATGCTATCGATGAAAATGATCCGGAACACTCTTGGCCTGTTGGATCTCCGATAGAAAAAGAACGAATCGACAACGCATTTGAACTAGACTGCAAAGAGGCAATTGAAGATGTTGAGTCACTTTTTGGTGATCTTAATAACTATCCTGACCAGTGTAACCGTGTCTTGGTTAACATGGCGTTTAATCTTGGCCGTACAAGGTTCGGAAGATTTAAAAAAATGATCGATGCGGTAAAAGCCAATGACTATGTTGAAGCTGCCAATCAGATGGTTGATTCACGGTGGTATAACCAAGTCGGTAACCGATCTATTGAACTAGAAAACTGGATGCGTAACGTTTAGTGTCTGATCTAAAGGTTGAGTTCTTACCGTGGCAACAAGATGTCTATGGGCATAGTGCGCGTTTTAAAGTCGTTGCTGCAGGACGACGTTGTGGTAAGTCACGCTTGGCTGCTTGGATGTTATTGCTTAATGCACTTCAATCAGAGCGTGGTCATGTCTTTTATGTAGCGCCTACACAAGGACAGGCTCGTGACATTATGTGGGGTGTGTTAGAAGAATTGGCACATCCGATTATTACCAGTAAGCATGTGAACAACATGCAAATAAAACTGATCAACGGATCTACGATATCTCTCAAAGGCGCTGATAGACCTGACACCATGCGAGGTGTTAGCTTGGGGTTCTTGGTACTTGACGAATATGCCGACATGAAGCCACAGGTTTGGGAAGAGGTATTGCGTCCTGCACTGGCTGACCAAAAAGGAACTGCTCTGTTTATCGGGACACCGAAAGGACGTAATCACTTTTATGAGTTGTACAAATATGCGGAGTTGTCGGAAGACGACACCTACAAAGCTTGGCATTTTACATCTTACGATAACCCACTATTAGATCCTACGGAAATTGATGCAGCTAAAAAGTCTATGTCTTCCTACGCATTTCGACAGGAGTTTATGGCAAGCTTTGAAGCTCTTGGTAGTGAGATATTTAAAGAAGACTGGGTACATTTTAACAACGATGAACCGAGTGTCGGAGATTATTTTATTGCGATTGACCTTGCAGGATTTGAAGAGCTTGGTAAACGAAACAAGACTAAACGACTAGATTCGACATCAATTGCAATTGTTAAAGTCTCTGAAAACGGTTGGTGGGTTGCCGACATTATTCATGGTCGGTGGACCTTCGAGCAAACCGCTAACAAAATCTTTGAGGCGGTAAAACATTATGATCCGGTTGCTGTTGGTATCGAGAAAGGAATCGCTAGACAAGCAATCATGTCTCCGTTAAGCGATCTGATGCGCCAACGAAGTAGATTCTTTAAGGTAGAGGAATTAACACACGGAAACAAAAAAAAGATCGACAGGATTGTAGCAGCTTTGCAAGGACGTTTTGAGCATGGTGCAATCGAACTAAGCGAAGGAACCTGGAACACTGAGTTCTTGGATCAACTATTCCAATTCCCAAATCCTCTTGTTCATGACGATATGATTGACTCATTAGCATACATTGATCAACTTGCAAATGTAAGTTATCACTACGAATACGAACAAGATGACTTTGAAGTATTAGACCCAGTATCGGGGTATTAAGGAGAAAACATGGCTGACATTGATTATGAAGGAACATACGATTCTGATGTAGCAGGTTACATCATGTCTAAATGTGACCAATGGCGAGACCACTACGAAACAAACTATCAAGAACGTTTTGACGAATACTACCGTCTTTGGCGTGGAATTTGGGCGCAAGAAGACTCACTAAGAAATTCAGAGCGTTCCCGAATTATTTCTCCGGCGTTACAACAGGCTGTTGAGTCTAGTGTAGCTGAAGTAGAAGAAGCTACGTTTGGACGTGGACGTTTCTTTGACATTCGTGATGACATTCAAGATCAGAATCCAATGGACATTGTCCAACTGCGTAATCAGTTATCAGAAGACTTTAGCCGTACCAAAATTAGAAAAGGTGTTGCTGAGTGTATTTTGAATGCCGCAGTCTTTGGAACTGGGATTGGCGAACTTGTTGTTGAAGAGATGAAAGAAATGGCTCCGGCAACACGGCCAGTGATGGAAGGTGCAATGACGGCGGTTGGTGTTGAAACCAAAGATCGATTTATTGTTAAGTTAAAACCTATCCTACCACAAAACTTTTTGATTGATCCGGTTGCAACAAATATTGATGATGCATTAGGTGTTGCGATTGATGAGTTTGTTCCTCGTCATCAGGTTGAAGAACTGATTGAGCAAGGAGTCTATGACGACGTAATCTTAGAAGCTGCCTATCCGGATTCAGATTTAGAGCCTGATCAAGAACTCACAATTTACAATGAAGATAAAATTCGATTAACAAAATACTACGGCAAGATTCCAACCTACATGTTTGAAGAGGCAATGGCCGAGGACTTGGAGGAGGACGAAGAAATTGCTGAGTTGGTTGATGAAGAACAACCAGAATCAAAAGGATATGTCGAAGTTGTTTGTGTGATTGCTAATGGTGGTCAGCTACTCAAGATTGAAGAAAATCCTTACATGATGCAGGATCGTCCTGTTGTCGCGTTTCCTTGGGATATGGTCCCAGGTCGTTTCTGGGGCCGTGGTGTTTGTGAAAAAGGCTATAACAGCCAAAAAGCGCTTGACACAGAACTTCGTGCTCGTGTTGATGCCTTAGCCTTAACAGTGCATCCAATGCTTGCTGTGGACGCTACACGGCTTCCTCGTGGCATTAAAATGGAAGTGCGTCCAGGTAAAACAATTCTAACCAACGGTAACCCCGCAGAAATATTACAACCATTTAACTTCGGTGGTGTAAACCAAATTACGTTTGCTCAAGGCCGTGAGTTGCAAAACATGGTACAACAAGCGACTGGTGCTGTAGACTCCGCAGGTATGCAAGGTGTTGTCAACGGTGAAGCAACCGCTGCCGGTATCTCAATGGGCCTAGGAGCGATTATCAAGCGTCACAAGCGTACTTTAATTAACTTCCAAGAGTCTTTCTTGTTACCGATGATTGAAAAGTCTGCATGGCGTTATATGCAGTTTGCGCCGGAGTTATATCCTGTACAGGACTTTAAGTTTATTCCGACAAGTTCTCTTGGAATTATTGCCCGTGAATACGAAGTGACGCAGCTTGTGCAATTGTTACAAACAATGGATAAGCAATCTCCAATGTATCCACAACTGCTTGAAGCAATCATTGACCACATGAACATTAGTAATCGTGAGCAATTAATTACAACACTGCGTCAGGCTTCACAACCTAATCCAGAAGCGCAACAGGCTCAACAAGCTAAGATGCAAGCCGATATGGCAATGCAACAGGCTCAGACACAAGCATTTGCTTCACAGGCTGCAGAGTCTCAAGCAAGAGCACAAAAGATTGCTGCGGATATTAATGTCGCACAATTTGAAGCGGAAACAGGCCGCTTAAAAGTTCTAAGCAGTGATTTAGAACCAGGTAATCAAGATGAGATTGAGTTCCAACGCAGAGCGAAGGTAGCTGAACTAATCTTGAAAGAACGTGAATTAGATATGAAAGCATCACAAGGAGTGACAAATGCTAACCAAAACCGAATGGACCAACCTGCTCAACCAAATCAACAGCAAGTTCGATCAACTGGAGAAGAAAATCAACCTGTTGGAGGAGAAAATGAAACCTTCGGCCAAGCAGCCATCAAAGCAGGTCAATAAGAAAACTGAAACTACCTCTTGACTTTTGGCATAATTTATGCTAATATATTTACTTTATAGTACAAAACACCGATAGGAGAATGTTTTGACTCAACAAGACGAAGAAAAATACTTCGAGGCATACTTCGATACTTTTCTTCTTGATGGTTGGAAGCAATTCATTGAGGAGATAAACGAATTAATCGATAACTACGATATCTCAGAAATAAAAGATGATATCGACTTGTATACAAAACAAGGTGAGCTTCGGATATTAAGACGAGTATCGGCATTTGAAACCGGTATTCGTAATGCTTATGATCATTTCTTGGAACCAAAAGATGTTCCGTAGATACGATTTTAAGTGTACAGAATGTAACCACATTGAAGAACATTGGGTCGATCACTTAGATCAATATACCACATGCTTGGAATGCGGGCATACCAGTAAGCGGATAATCTCTCCAGTCTCTACGAAGTTTAACGGTTTCGGATGGCCCGATGCCGATGATAAGTGGGCAAGAGATCACGAAAGAGCCGCTAATAAATAACACTTCCATAATGCTACGGCACGGAGTTAATATGGCAAAAATTATAAACCAACGCGAAGACGAGGAATTAGAACTCGACAATAACGAAGAAGTAGAGAACTTCGAGGAACCAACCCAGGACACTCCTGAAGAATCTACACAGGCTGCAGAAGCTAACAATGCAGATGAAATCCCCGACAAATACAAGGGGAAAGACCTCAAAGACATTGTTCAGATGCACCAAGAAGCTGAAAAGCTTTTAGGTCGTCAAAGCTCTGAAGTTGGTGAACTTCGTAAAATTGTTGATGATTTTGTCAAAGCACAATTGGTAAAAGAACAAGCCCACGAAAGTACGACGACTTGGAACGACGACTTAGATTTCTTCGATGATCCAAAGAAAGCCGTTGAACACGCAATTGCAAATCATCCTAAGATTAAAGAAGCTGAAACAGTAAGTTTACAACTTCGACAATCTCAGGCAAAAGCAAGGCTTCAAACAGCCCATCCAGACTTTGAAAAAATTGTTACAGATTCAAAGTTTTTAGAATGGGTTACAAAATCAAAAATACGTACTGATTTATTAAATCGTGCGGATAAACAATTTGATTTTGATTCTGCTGATGAACTATTAACATCTTGGAAAGAGCGCCAAAACATTGTTACGGAAGCTCAACAAAATGAAGATAGATCAAGAAAACAGCAAATGAAAGCTGCGTCAACTGGTAATACAAGCGGATCTTCTGAAGCCCCGAGTCGTAAAGTGTATCGTCGTGCGGACATTATTAAACTCATGCAAACAGACCCAGATCGTTATCAACAACTTGCCCCTGAAATTAGGCAAGCATACGCTGAGGGTCGTGTACGATAGCTTTATAGGAGAATATCATGGCTAAAGTCGCATATCCCGGAGGCGCAACCTCCATTGTAAATACTACCGCCGCCGCTACGTTCATCCCAGAACTATGGTCTGATGAAATTGTAGCCGCATACAAGAAGAACCTTGTCCTTGCTAACATCGTCAACAAGATGTCTATGGTTGGTAAGAAGGGTGACACTCTGCACATTCCTAAGCCTACTCGTGGCTCTGCTACAGCTAAGGCGGCGAACACTGCAGTAACCATCCAAGCTGACACTGAATCAGAAGTACAGATCAGCATTGACCAGCACTTTGAATACTCACGTATGATTGAAGATATTGTCGGTGTTCAGGCTCTTGACTCAATGCGTCGTTTCTACACTGATGATGCAGGTTATGCTCTTGCTACTCAACTTGACAACGACTTGTTTGCACTTGGTAAGTCATTCGGTGACGGAGACGGTTCTGACTGGACTCACGCAAACTCTTACTACGTCAACGCTTCATCAGGAATTGCGGCTTACGCTGTAGACACTGTTGCTACTGGTGACGACTTCTCTGACCTTGCTTTCCGTCAGCTTATCAAGCTCATGGATGACCAAGACACGCCAATGGACGGACGTTTCCTCGTGATTCCTCCTTCAGCACGTCGTGACATCTTGGGCATTGATCGTTACAACTCATCTGACTTTGTAGATGGTCGTGGCGTGAACAATGGTCAAATCGGTACGTTGTACGGTGTAGACATCTATGTTTCTTCTAACGTACCTGTCATTGAAACTGATGCAGACAACACTGCAGGTGGCGATGTCCGTGGTGCTATCCTTGCTCACAAGGACACTATGGTATTGGCAGAGCAGATGAATGTTCGTACTCAGACTCAGTACAAGCAGGAATACCTTGCTGACCTTATGACTGCAGACACGCTCTATGGTGTTAAGGAACTGCGTCCTGAAACTGGTTTTGTCCTAGCTCTCAACGGCTAAGCAACCAC